AGAGAGGTTATAAAATAAAATTTTATAATTATGATCCTAGGTTTAAAGACCAGACGATCGAAGAGATTGAAGATCAAGGTCAGGAAGACAAAGAGGACACTCAGTCGTAACCTTATGAGTTTCAGCAATATCGTGCCAGGTTTCTATTAACCTGGTACCATTGCATCTTGGACAATTATTCTTTTGCATTTCCCCAGCTTGTTCCGAGTGCAACGTCTGTTTTGAATGGGACTTTGAGATATTCGATAGCACTTTCCATAACCTCCTTAATTTTTATTATATCACTTTCTTCATTAATGGAAAAGCATAATTCATCATGAATTTGTAACATGGGTTTAAACCCTTGCTTGTAACAATTGATCATAGCCTGTTTTGTTTGATCTGCTGCAGATCCTTGAATTAACCTGTTTAGGGCCTTATAAGTAAAGGCTCTTCTGATGTTGTTTCCGTATATGGCCTTAGCCTCCTCATAACGCATAGCTTTGTTCATTCCGAAGGTAGCAGGCTCCCACATGTTGAATCGGCATTTACGACCCCTTATTGTGCGAATAAAGCCATACTTTGAGGCACTATTAGTAACAGCTTCAGCCAATCTTTTAACAAAAGGCACTCTAGTATGATATTTACTTAACAAATTCTCAGCAGCATCTTTTGATATACCTAATTCCCTTGCTAATTTAGCTTTACCCATACCATAAAAAAGACCCAAATTGATCGTTTTAGCATTAGTTCTAGATATACCTGCCATATCAGCAACTATCTGGTGAAAGTCTGCTTCATCACTTTCATAAGCTTTTATAAACTCGTCTGCACCCGTAAATGAACCATCAATATCTACAGATGCAGCGTAGTGAGCTACTAATCTTGGCTCTTGTTGTGAGTAATCAAAACTACCCCATTGTCTACCTTCCTCAGGTAAGAATAAACTTCTTATCTTATTGCCAAACTCTTTATTTCTTGCTGGTATTTGTTGAAGATTAGGATTAGAATAACTTAAACGTCCAGATACAGTACCACCCTGGTCAGATCTTAATTGATTTATTTCTGAGTGGATTCTACCTTTGTGAACGTATCTTTGTATGGAGTCTATGAATGTTGAATGGAATTTATTTATTTCTCTTGCTTCTCGTATTAGTTGCGCTATTGGGTTATCACAGTTCACTAACCAGTTTTGGGTAAAACTTGGTTCTCCGGTTTTCGGTGTCCGTGGATAATCCACACCTATTCTATCAAAAATTTGTGCAACACTTCTTGCTGCCCAAATATCAACATCTAATGTAGTTTCTTTTTTTATCTTACCTAAAACAATTGATTCTTTTTTCTTAAATTCTTTTTTAAGATCTGCTGCCCTTTGTTCGTCAACACGTATACCTGTCCTACGCATTTCGATTAATATAGGCAACAGATCCATCTCCATGTCCCACACATCATGTAAACTTTGTTTACTAATCTCTGTTTTTAAATGCTGCCAAAGTTTTAAAGTTAAACCTGCATCTTGTTCAGCATAAAAGCCAACATAACCTGCAGGTAACTTCCATAAGTCTTGTTTAGGATCAATACCCCATTCTTTCGCTTTTTCATTTAAAAATGTCTCATTCTTTATTTCACCCAACCAATCTTTACTACAAGCGTTTAAACTAAAACTAAATCTATTTTCATCTACAACAGCTGCTGCAATCATCGTATCTATTATCTTACCTCTAATCTCAAAACCGTTCATAAGTAACCAACCAACATCATATGAAGCATTATGAAATATTTTATCTGCTGGTGTTTTTAAAACATTCTGCATCCAAGCTGTGGTTATACCAAGATCCATATTACCACCTGCATCGTGTTGAATTGGAAAATACCATTGTTGACCTAATGCTGCTACTGCAAAACCCACAATCGCACCATCAAACGTGGCCCAACCAGATCCTTTTGTTTTAAGATTTGGGTCTTTTGTTTCTAAGTCTATTGCTATTTCTTTTGCTTGGGAAAGATCCGGATATTCTTGTGGGCAAACCCAATCACTATCATTGTAAATAAAATTTAATTGATGTGTCATATTAAATAAAAATTACCTGAAATTGTTATTCTATACTCATCGCTCGTATAAAAAGGATTGACTGAATGTAACTGTGAAGCATCAAAAAAGAAGCCTTTGCCTTTCCAAGTTTTGTCAGCAGGTACAGCTATGCCACCTGAATAACGACCTTGAAAATTTAGACAACCATTTTCTTGTGTTTTCGAGTCTTTTGTATTTTTAAAGTTTTTTTCATCATCTATGTGATAAGGTATAGACATAAATATGACCATTGAAAATAAACCTCCATGGTCATGAGATGGATTATACTCATGTTTTTTTTGAAAATTTACCCATAAATCCTTTAATTCACAATTAATTTGTGGGGCTTCAAGATAAAATCTTTGTACATTTTTAATTTTTTCTTGATATATATCAGTAGTAATGAGTTGACCCATAAACCATTCTTTAACCCATGGTAAGCAACTTCTTAAACTAAACTCATTTTCTATTGCTCCGGCTAACTTTTGATTATATTTTTCTTTTGCTAATTTGGATTCTTTTATTAAATATTCATATAACCAAACAGGAAGCTCAAAACCCTCTGCAATTAGTTTTTGATCTCTTACTATAAATTTATTAGCTTGGTTCATTTATTTATCACATAAAACGCTATTAAACATATTAATACAATTACAATAATTTGCATTGATAACATTCCTAATCCGTAAGCAGTGCTCATTTTTTCCTAGTGAAGTGTTTTATTATAGTTAATGGATTTATACTTATATCGTCTGATAGAGGTACGCATGATACGGGGAAGAATATTATTATTAAACATATAACACTCAGCACAATAAATTTTTTTATTTTCAATAATAACCCCATTTTTATCACATTCACAACATTTATTTTTTATCATCTTTAATAATATTACTTTTCAAAGCTAAAGTTATTCTTGGTCCGTTTTTAGGAGCGTGTCCTTTATGTATTTTGCTAGAATCAAAACAAATTAATTTATTTTCTTTAAATTCGAAACGTTTTTCATCTTTTATTTCAAAATCGCCATCACCGTATAACATATACAAACAAGTAATTTCACATCCTTGATCATCGTGAAATTCTCCGTCCATAGTTGGATGTTGTATATTTAAATAAATTCTTTTAAAATCTAATGTCAAATTTAACGTTTTTGCTAATTTAAAGGCTAAATATTTTACAATTATATGATTTTCGTCAAAAGTATGACTATAAAAAACTTTTGAAGGATCTACTGAATATTCTCTGAACCAATGTGGAGTATCATGTAAAAAATGTAATTTTAAAAAATTATTTAAATCTTTATCTAACCAATCGTTTATCTCTTTAGTTTCAATCATTTATTTTTTTTAGCATCCTTTAATTTTAGTATTTCTAATTGACAATAGTGTATGACTTTTTCTAAATCTTGTATTCCATTTTTCTGCTTGTACCTGCACACGTATTTTATGACGTTGCCTTGGAAAAATGTGAGCTCATTTTTAGATATAAACTCATATGGTTGTATAACCATATTTTTATAATGAGATCCTCCGATTTGTTTACTCTGCGGAAAGACATCTTCAAACAAACTTTTGTTTGTCATCCTTTAAATCTCTCTAACACAGCTATTTTATCCTCTGCCTCAGCTATTTTATTAACTAATTTATCAACTTCTTCTATGTGTTGTGGATGTTCTCCAATCCCGACTGGTTTAGTCAAGTATATTTCTATTGTAGCCTCACATTCAGATATAATCGCATCATATTTATCTTGCAAAGCTTTTATCATTTTTAATCTAAACATAATTTGCCTCGTATAAGTTAAAATATTTACCTAACGGAAAATGATATTGGTGATACGTACTTAATAAATGTAAGGTGCTTTTGGATCTAGTCGCTCCTGTGTACCAAACTCTTAACTCTTTTACTTTTTCTTCCAAGTTTTTTCTTTCAAAGTGAGATGGAAAGTTACATTTACTCGCTAATACAACATTATCAGCTTCTCCTCCTTTTACTTGATGTATGGTATCTATAATAATTTTAGGTGGTTTATTTAAATCTACACCTTCACCCATCAATTTATTAAAGTATTTTTTATCTTTATCTTTAAATTTACGTTTAAATACGTCTTGCCATAATCCTTTTTCGTCTCGCATACCACATCTTAAATGTAATTCGTCAAAAGTAAATACTTGATTTGGGTGTGCAAAACTCCATTTTTTGCTATCATGTGACCGGTATCCGTGGTCAATATTCAATAAATATTCATACATGGTGCAAGCTTCTTCACGGTTTATGCTGCCACCGTCAACTATTTTTTCCCAGTATTGTATTGCTAAGAATTGATTCGGGTCAAAAGACTTGTTATTTTTAACATCTTGAAAGTATAGTCCTAAACTTTTTGCCTCTTGTTGTAACTCTTTTTTTACATCATTAATTCTGGCCAAAACCATCCAATCACCTTCTATATCCCAAGGAACTTTTTTTAAACCGTTCCATCTATAAACAAAACCCTCTTTTTGATTAGAATAAAACTCTTTCTCTACTCTTTTATCACCCATAGATGATAATAAACATTTAGAAAAAAAATGTATATTTTTATTTAACCTTACAGATTTTTTTAATACTAAAGATTTACCAGGGAAAGTTTGAAAATGTTCTACATCAGCACCATTCCATTCGTATATTGCTTGGTCATCATCTCCTGCGATGTAAACTCTATCTACACCTAAAGCTATCTTTACAACCATATCCCACTGAAGAGGTGTGAGGTCTTGAGCTTCATCAACCATCAAAACTTTAAATGGTATAACTAGACCATCTTTTACAAACTTCTGCACCATATCTGTAAAGTCTAACCTGTCCGGTGTCCGTTGTCCGTTTTCTAATTCCATTGTCTTAAACTCTTCGTATCCCGCTATAATTGATTTAAACTGTTGTAATCTAACAGCTTTTCTTGATTGCTGTTTGTACAAAGAAACTGGGTCAACTTTCATATTTCTTGCACGGTCATATATTTGTAAAGACCAATTATTGTAAACTTTTTGATCATCATGGCCTTCTTTATAATTTACTTTTACAGTCCCATATTGAGTATGAAACATTAACAAATCTGCTCTTGGATCTAAAACAGGTATTTCAGCAAACTGTTGCCTGGCTAACGAATGTAA